GGCGCTAAGTATACCAAGAAGAAATACGTCGAGATTGTCCTCGAGAAACCCCCTTCAAAATAAGGACCCTTCAAATGTTTGATTATGACACACTCCCAGCCGAAGGCGGCGTTGAGTTCAAGCCTTGGGGTAAGACCCCGCGTAACAAAGGTCACCAGATCACAATCACCGAGAAACTCGATGGGACCAATGCTTGCGTTATCGTAAGAGACGGTGAACTGGTAGGCCTACAGTCACGTAACCGCCTCATCAAACCCGGCGATGACAACATGGGGTTCGCCTTCTGGGCCGTGGATCGCGCCGAGGAACTCGTCAAGTTGGGCGACGGTTACCACTATGGTGAATGGGTGGGTCCCGGAATCCAGAAGAACCCTCACATGCTCGAGACGAAGCAGTTCTTCCTGTTCAACACCTTCCGTCCCGCTGAGACACTCCCAGAGTGCGTCCAGAACGTCCCTGTGTTGTATCGCGGTCCCTACAAGCCAGCAGCACTCGAGGTCACCATGCGTGATCTCTGGGCCAACGCTGGGGCCGCTGGGTATATCCCTGAGGGCATCATTGTCTACTTCCACGATACTCGGACGTACATGAAGGACACCTTCGCCAACCGTGGTGGGAAATGGCAGGCAGACCTATGAACATCCCGAAGCCTCTCATCAAACTCAGCATCTTCGTCAACAACAAAACAGGAGGGCCTAAAGGTTGGTCCCTCTGTGCTCGTACGTGGCAATCCCGCTTAGACGGGAACCCCCACGCAAAGGCTGCGTGTGCCGTGATAGATCGTATCTTCTGGTTCGATCCAAGTCACTGCCGTGAAGCGTGGCTACTCCGCTCTTCTTGAGTAATATCAAAGACTTACTTGGCTGACCTTCGGGTCAGTCATTTTTTCGGCAATTAGGGACCTCTATTAGAAGGAAATACCTTATGTATTCTCTAAGTATCTACCGGAGTGTCTATGGAAGGTATCCCAAACATCGATGCAGACCTCGTGGATTACCTCGAGAGTATCTGTCCCGACACATCCCCCTCGCTCTCAACTCCTGAACGTCAAATCTGGTTCGATGCCGGAAAGGCTGATCTGGTGCGGCACCTCCGCAGCATCTTCGAAGAGCAATCCCAAACCATTCTCGAAGGAAACTAACCATGTGCAGCGCACCCGACATTGAAGCCCCAGCCCCTGCTCCGGCACCTCCTCCTGTTCTCGAACAACTGGCACCCAAGAAGTCCGACCGACCTGATGCACAGGCACGGAAGCGCTCTGGTCTGAGCCGTTACAAGATCGACACACAGGCACCAACTACCCGCACGAACAAACTTGGCGGCATCCCCAAGAAAACAGGCGTATAACCCTCGGAGGTAGCCCATGTCTAATGAAGGAACTTGTCAGGGTCGCTATGACCTACTGGCAGTTGATCGTGAGGTCTACCTAAGCCGAGCACGAGAGTGCGCTAAGTTGACCATCCCCACCCTGATCCCCGAAAGCGGGACAGGAAAGCATACGAACTACCCGACGCCCTACCAAGGTGTAGGTGCTCGCGGCGTGAACAACCTCGCCTCTAAACTCCTCCTCTCCCTATTCCCTCCTAACTCACCATTCTTCGCTATGCGTGTGGACGACTTCACAGCCGAGGAGATTGGTCAGCAGGAAGGTGCTCGTGCTAAGGTCGATCAGGCCCTAGGTAAATACGAGCGGTCAGTCATGCAGTCTATCGAAGACAGCGGTGATCGGTCGGCACACTTTGAGGCACTCAAGCACCTGATCGTAGGCGGCAACGTCCTCCTGTACCTCCCTAAGGACGGCGGCACTCGGGTATACCCATTGTCTCGCTATGTCACCGTGCGTGACCCTATGGGTGAGATGCTGGAAACGATCATCGAAGAAGAGGTCGCCTTTGTGTCTCTCCCTCAGGGCCTCAAGGAACTCGTGTCCGAGAGCATGAAGGGCGCAGAGACCAAGGTCGATCCCAAAGCAACCATTAAGTTACACACCAAGTTCTACCTCGAGGGTGACAAGGTCCTATCCTACCAAGAGGTGGATGGTGTCCGCGTCCCTGACAGCGAAGGTTCATGGCCTAAAGAGAAGTCCCCGATCATTGCCCTACGTTGGACACGGATCGATGGCGAAGATTATGGCCGCGGGTACGTCGAGGAATACCTTGGTGACCTCATCTCACTCGAGGGTCTCTCAAAGGCACTCTTGGAAGGCTCTGCGGCTTCTGCTCGCGTTATCTTCCTAGTGAGGCCCGGTGGTAGCACTCGAGCCAAAGACGTGATGAACGCAGAGAACGGTGCTGCAGTGGCAGGCCGTGCTGATGAAGTGGAGGCGCTACAGGTTGGTAAACACGCCGACATGTCCGTTGCCCAACAGCAAATCTCCACGATCACTGAGCGTCTCGCTTACGCATTCCTGATGAATAGCGCAGTGCAACGGGCAGGTGAACGAGTGACCGCAGAGGAAGTCCGCTACATGGCGGGTGAACTCGAAGATGCACTTGGTGGTGTCTACTCGATCCTCTCTCAGGAATACCAGTTGCCATACGTCATGCGTGTGATTGACCGACTGACCCGAAAGAAGAAGCTTCCAGCGTTACCTAAGGGTGTCGCCAAGCCAACCATCGTCACAGGCCTCGAAGCCCTTGGACGTGGTCATGATCTGTCGAAGTACGACTTGTTCCTCAAGGCTCTACAGCCTCTGGGTCCTGACGTCCTACAATCAGAGATGAACGTTAACGACTACATCACCCGTATCGGTACTGCCCTCGGCATTGATCTAGCTGGTCTCATGAAGACACCTGAACAGAAACAGCAAGAGATGGCCGACGCACAGGCTCAACAACAACAAGCGCAAAGCATGGACATGGCCAAACAGGCTATCCCTGCGATCGCTAAAGAAGGTGCCGCTGCCATGATGGCTGGTGGTCAAGGATAAGAATGACAGAGAAACTCGAAGTCACACCCGACGATAAAACACCTACACTCGAGCAAGAGGCGGCGGCTCAAGAAGCTGCTGCCAATGCTGCCAAGGTCGATGAACCGAAGCTGGCTGGCGAAGAGAACACACCGGAACGCCCTGAGTGGTTGCCTGAGAAGTTCGCTACGGTCGAGGATATGGCTAAGGCCTACGCCGAGTTGGAGAAGGGTAATTCCGCTCCTAAGGAAGAGACTGCAAAGACTGCTGATGAAGCCGTCGAGAATGCTGGTCTCAACATGGACGCTCTCAGTGAAGAATACGCTGAGAAGGGTGAACTAACACCTGAGAGCCTCGAAGCCTTGGGTAAAGTCGGGATCACCCCTGAGATGGTCCAGTCGTACATCAAAGGTCAGACGGCTGATGCAGATGCTGCACGTGCTTCCATCTTGGAGCCTGTAGGTGGTGAAGAGGCGTACGTTGATATGGTCACGTGGGCTGCTGATAACCTCGCAGAAGCTGACATCGACACGTTCAACTCTGTGATCGAAAGCGGTGACGCAGCCGCCATGAAGATGGCCGTTGAGAACCTCAACACGAAGTACACTGCTGCAAACGGTAAGGAACCCTCGGTAACACTGAACGGTAAACCTTCGACGGCTGGTCAGTCTGCCTACGAAAGCACAGCGGACCTCATGAAAGACATGGGGAACCCTGAGTACGCTAAGAACCCTGCGTTCCGCGCAAAGGTCGAAGCAAAGCTGGCTCGATCCAACATCATGTAAACAATAGGAGCAGCTATGGATATCGAGTGTATCGTCTGTGGGGGCACATTTACCCCTTTACAACGGACACACCTTAGCTGCTCCGACGCCTGCAAGCAGCAACGCAAACGCCAGAAGACTGCCGAGTGGAAGTCTCTCCACAAGGCACGGTTACGAGAAACCAACATTGCATACAAGAAGGCTAATCAAGCGACGATCCGTCATAAAGCCTGTCTGGATTACGCAATCGGCACATCCCCATTTGCAGAGAGAGCACTCTCCTTAGCTTCGAGGATGAACGACTCTCAAAAGACTAGGTTCGCCGACTGGCTCTTAAAGGTGAACCATAAGGCAAACCGTCTCTACAAAATCGATCACTTCATATCAGACTACAACTCGGAAGGAATATAACATGACTGCTCCTTCTGGGCGTGTCTACTCGGCATACGACAAGGAATATCAGGCACGTCCTGAACAAGTAAAGAAGCGGGTAATGCGCAACGCAGCCCGTAAGATGATGATCAAGAAGCACGGTAAGACCGCGCTCAAGGGCAAGGATGTGGACCACAAGCGTGGGACCAAGGCCGGGAACGGAGCCTCAAACCTGCAGATCATCTCAAAGAAGGCCAATCGATCCAAGAAATAACAGGAGGCTAACATGGCCCAGAATACAACTATTGCAGTCCCTGCGAAGACTTGGACGCTACTTACCAATTCCAATGTAACCAACATCACCTTCCAAGCTGGTGGGTCTGTCGCAGTTAAGGCCACAGTCGGCTCAATCGCCCCTACGACACTCGACGGTGCTATCAGTTATACCGATGGAACCGGAGAAGCTAACGCTACACTCGCAGAACTCTTTTCAGGCGTAGCAGGCGCTAATCGCATCTATGCTTATTCATTCGGTGGGACATCGGTGGTAGTGAGCCATGCGTAGTCCACTTAGAGTGAACTGGGGTATTACCTTGATGAAGGGCGTTCCTTACAACAGCTTTGCGGGTGCGCTATCTGCCTACGCCGCGTCTGGCCTTGAGCCACCCCTCGTTCTTGACTTCATTGAGGATTACTACCGCACGGGTGGGTCTGCCTCTACGTTTGACGATGCGCTGAACTTTAGCCGTGCGGGTAACGCCACGATGGTGGATAGCGATGGGGTGCTGAAGTGGGCGCCGCATAATTTTGTTTCGCGATCACAAAACTTTAGCGCAGGTTGGGCCGCAAGTGGGGCGACTGTTTCGACGGACAGTATTACTTCGCCAGACGGAGCCTTGACAGCAGACAAAATTGTCAGCGATGCATCAAGCGGGTTTCATAGAGTTAGCCAAACTGGGACGCTTTCAGCAGATAATCATACTTATACATGTTGGCTAAAAAAGGGTGAATACACCAAAGGTGGGATGGCCCTGTTTGACGGATCAGACTTTACTGCTCGCTGCCTATTCGACTTAGATACAGGAACCATAGACACAGAGCAAAACGGGGCGGGAGCAACCATAACTGACGCTGGGAACGACTGGTACATTTGCTCTATTACTGGAACGGCTGGGTCATCGACAACACTTTACGTCTATGTGGACAGTTTGTTTACGTTCACAGGCTCTAGCGGCAGCGGCATTTACGCCTGGGGCGCACACCTCTACCGCTCCGACCTTGGTGGCATGGTGGATAACCCTGCGACGGGCAACAGCTACGTTCCTACGACTGACAGCGCACGTTACCTCCCCCGTGTAGGCAACCACGTCTACAACGGC